TTTTACAAGGTGGCGTATCAGATCCTTCTAATGTTCCATATAAATTTGTTACTTATAATTCCATTAATCAACCTGGTCGACAATGGATTAGAAAGTATACTTATGCTCTTGCTAAGGAGTTGCTAGGTATCATCAGAAGTAAGTATAGTTCTATGCCGATACCTGATGGAGAAGTCACATTGGATGGTGAAGCTCTAAAGACAGAGGGTAGAGAAGAAAAACAACAATTATTAGAGGAGTTGAAAGAGTTCTTAGAGTCAGTATCTTTGACAGAAAAATTAAAAGCGGAGGCAGAGGAATCAAATGCTCAAAGAGAGGTATTGGCAAAAGCTCCGTTAAACATATACATAGGATAAATAGATGTCTGCTACACGTCCATTTTTTATTTCCCAAAAGGAAATAAACTTAGTTGACCATATGAATGAAGAACTTATCGATGAGATAGTCGGTCAGTCAGTTGATATCTATAAAGTAGCACCTGAACACACAAATCAAAACATATATGGTGAATCAACCACCAAGTATTTTAACGTAGGGTTTAGGGTAAATTGTCTGATACGATATAATGCTCCTGAAGTAGAACAATTTCAAGAAGCAGGACCTGATACGACTTCTACGATTGATTTGATGTTTCAGAGAAATAATTTAGCTAGTGGTTCATTAAACTTTTTTCCTGAGGCTGGTGACATCTGTGATTGGAACAATTGGTATTGGGAAATCAACGGAGTAACAGAACCACAACTTATCGGTGGACATCCAAGTTTTAATCATTCTATTAAAGCTACAGCACATCGTAGTAGATTGTCTTCTATCAATATTGAGGAGAGACCAAGATAATGAGTTTAGAATTATTAAAAGAAAAATTCGGACACTCTGGAGTTACAAAAAAATCAGATAACAGAGAACAAATCCAAGAAAGATTAAATGCTCAGTTTAATAATAGTAGGGGAAATTTTAAAGATATAAAAATTCAACATCAAGAAGAGTTAGAGGAAAAAGATAGAATTATAAAAAATTTGGAAACACAGACTTCCGAATTAGCTACTGAAGTTTTAGAATTAGAAAAAGACAAAGCCGTTCTTTTAGATAATTTAAAAAAATCTAAATGGATGGAAGAAAAAGTTCAGTCAGCATCACAAAAAATATATGAAGATAAACTTAAACAGATGGAATTTGTAGATAGTACAAAGTTAATTCCTATGTTAATATCCGTTTCAAGAGAAAAACAAGGTAATACAAAATTGAATTGGGGAGAGTGGTTAAAAATATCAGAAAATAAATATCTGTTTCAAATAAATGAAAGTTTAGCCAAAAGAGTATTTGAAGATACTATTGCTTTGATAGATAGAAATGTATCTTATATAAATAGAAAAAGAAGTTATGGTGGAGATGTAGTTGATAAAAATTATATATTATCATTTACTGGCGACACCCAAGCAACTGCTCGAGCGGATTTAGTAAGAACTGAATTTAGCCCTAATGATCCTACAAATAAAGGATATGCGGAAGGTTCTGGTAGAATACCACTTGCAAAATCAGGATTTACTATATCTTATTGGTATAGACCAGATGAACATGCAGCTGATGCATTTGCTATGGGATGGAAAAGGGAAAGTAATGCTAGATTTTCTTTTGGTATGAGAAATGCAGCAAGGCCATTTTTTGGTATAGGTGCAAATTCATTTGGAACTTATGGTGGTCATAACTCTTGGGTGACAATGACGCAGAACTCAGGATTCATAGATAACTACAATATTGACGACTATCTTGATGGAGATTCGAATTTAAAACTGAATAAATGGTATCATATTGTAGTAACATATGTAGGTCAAGAACCTGGTGGAGTTGCAAATAATGAAACAGAACAGATTCGTAGAATATATTTAGATGGCTATCAAATATATGGACAAAAAGATGAAGCAATAGGTACTGCTTATAATGACTGGCACAATGTTGACCGTACTGGTGTTATTAGTTGGCCAACAACTAATCAGGATGCACGGATGAGTCGTGGTTTTAGTTTTGGAATGCGTGCATTAGTAGCTTCTGGAACTATTGTTGCTAGTGATGGTGAAACT